CAGCACCTTCTACAGGTAACTTACATCCGTATAAACTTGAATCACCTTTAAATTGGAATCTTAATGGTCCAATCTTATGTTTATCTACACCAATGTAAATTGGAGTAAATCCTCCAGGGTTATTCATACCCCAGAATGAAGGAATGTTTGGACCAATTTTTACACCACCCCAAACTTCATTAATCCAGATCCAATCAATGTGCTCACCAAATATTAAATTATCTCTAGTTTTATTTTTATAGAGTCTAGTATCATATATTGGTTTATCTGAAATAGTATAATCTTCACTTATAATTTCAGTAGTAACTTCACCCATTTCTGAAACCTTAGTTAGGTGACCAACTTTTTTCTGAGACTTCCAATAAGCTGTAGTTACTCTTAAAAGATATGCAGTTCCTTGATCATAATAATCCTCACCTTCAGCTAAGATTTGAGTAATAATATCAGATCCGTCTAAAACATTTCCACCCATGAATGAAGTATACTGTCTATATGCTAATGATGGCATATTAACGTTCCAGTCATGAGACTTAGTTGCATCATAAAAAGATCCGTCATTTTGTAAACCTCCAATGTTGTATGCTGCAGATCTAATAGGATAGATAGCTTCAAGAGCAGCCATTTGTTCCTCTGTCATTATGTAACCGTACTTGTCAATAACATCAGATGGAGTCATCATATCTGTTTTACCAACCCAGTTACCTTGAGAAATATATCTATTATCAGGAGACTTGTGATAAAATGAAATTACAGGATTCCAGAGTTCTACATCATAATCATCTTCCATCATACGGAAATGCCAGAACTCTCTATCTGTGATAAGCATATCTCTAAAACCTCTTTCTTCTAGCTCATCCATTTTAAATCTTTCCACATCTACTTTATGCTGATGTGTTGCCCATTGCTCAATCATTGACCTATAGTCTTTTTGAAAGAACTTTTCAATTTCTGGTAAAGACTTAACTTTTTGTGGATCTAATTGCTGTTGTGCTTCAGGTGAATTAGGATCTAATCCCTGTGCAATAAGTGCTGAAATGATTTTAGTTTGTGCATCAGCCATTAATGTTTCTTCAACTAAAGATCTTTTCTGTTCTAACATTTCATTATATGAAACATCATCAACAGCTCTATAGGTAAGTTTAGTAGATCTCTTAGCAAATTCACCTACTAAAACATTAATTACATTTGGAATAATTGGGTAAAACTTAAGTTCAAGAGCAGATGTATCATCTTTAGTAAGTGTCTCTACAATATCTCTATACTCATTATTCTCTTCAACTATATAATCTGTTCTGTCAATAATCCCTTTAGCTAACTTATAATTCTTCATTAGCCTACGAGCATTTCTTCTAATTTGTCTTAGACCATTCCATTCTAACCAATCTAAATTCCATGCTGCCCACTGTTCATCTTTTTCTTTTTTGGGAATAAATTGCAATGGTTGAGTTACACTACCTAATCGGTTATGCTCAACCTTTGCTCCCTTTTTTAATTGCATTGCGTTATATACCTGCATAGCTTTTATTTAATATTTTTGAACGGTGATCTTTTAAAGTTTTGAGAATTAAAAGATGAGCTCATCCCTAAATTACGGAATGGACTTCTATTTAATTTAAACAAATTTTCTGACTTTTGCAAGTTTTTAGAGGCATCATCCATGATTACTCTCTTAGAATAACCTCTGTTAGCTTGCTGTATTCTCATGAATGCAACTAGTGCCGCAAATGACACTAATCTATCCACGTTGACTCCATCTGCATACTCTTGCATTTCTTTGAGTAACATAGGATCTGGAATCCTTTCTATTCCGTACTTTGTACGTACAATTGTACCATCTGTTTTAGTTTCCACATCCAGTTCTTCTTTACAGTATTCAATAGCATAACTTAATAAGTGAGCTTTAAATAATGTACCGGTGTTCTTCCAACCATACTCCTGGAATACGTTAGCATTGGCACCAAGATCTTTTAAGAACAGAATCTGACTCTTAGGAACTAAGTATCTCTGTTTCTTTCTAGAAATCATATACTGAATAAACAATGAGATGTTGTTCTCAATTACTGTCCATGCATTATACCATTCTATGATTAGTTCTAACTTCTGGTGAGTTTTATTAATATCATCAAATCTACCACACCAAGCAGCTACAATCTTATCTGGTTCTATGTATGTTTCTGTTTCTCCCATAGTAACTTTAGTAACTTCTACAGGAGCTTTCATAATATAAATAGAACAGAGTGACTCTGATGTTGTAGTCTTACCTTCTGACACGGGGTCAATAGAAGCATAGTACTGACCAAATGTAGGATCTTTAATTGGTCTTTCCCAAACAACAAGTACACCAGTTTTATCTTCTGTTTTCTTACTTATTGGAAACTCTTTGATTGGTTGTTTATCTGTACCCTTAACAGCAATCTTACCATTTTCATCAGTAAATATATCTAAGAACTCGTAGGCATATTCTTTCTCTTCTATTCTTCTTGCTTGTGCAGCAACCAAGTGAGTTGGAAATACTGATACTGATCTATGTGCAAAAGCTTCTTGAATATTTCTTGGATGCTGAGAAATACGTAACTGATAATCTTCAGGAGCAAGTTCTTTTTTCCACTGTTCAAACTGATCATCTAATGCTTTTAATGCTTCTTCTACAAGTGAATTACCATACTCATCTATGTATGGAGGCATTGACCATTGTTCTGGAATAAACAAACCTGACAAACCTACAGTTCCTTTATTATCTATAAGATTAGTTTCTACAGCATAAATATCTTTAGAGAGCGGATTAAGAATCATATCTCTCAATGGATTACACTGAGACAAGTCACCCACAGATCCTGCTGCAATAAACATACCTGTAGTAACCATACCTGAGCGCATGGCCGGGCGCATGTACTCATAAGTCTGATCCATCTTAGGTGCAATTCCTGCCTCCTCATGGAAGAAGTATTTTACCGGACCCCCTACACCATTTGTGGGATCTTTCTCAAATGACATACCTTGAATAGTACCTTTGAGACCAACCTCTGTTTTTCTATCTCCTTTTCTTACTTCAATCTTCTGTTGCCACATCATTACCTTGTCTGGAGACATAGGTCTATACCATGCTGTATGCTCATTTAAGAAGGCTGCGTATTCCTGTAAGAATTTCCAGGATCCTTTTTCATTGATGTAATCTTTAAGACTTGCTCCCATCTTAAGGGTAACCCCCGCTTCAAACCATTGCTGATTTATAAACTTACCCATGTGATAATAAGAAGATGCAATCTGACGTTTCTTTAGAATAGCAGCATGTTTATAGTTTATCTCAGCAAGTAGTTCATATAAAGCCATATGATACTGAGCATCTCTAATTTTAGCAAAGTCAAACTTCTGTTGTTCTTTATCAAAGATTGGTAAGAAGTTTAACCACATGTAGTATTCTCTTGCAAGAAACCAGGTGTCATTATTTTCTTTTACAATTATCCCTTTCCGGCATTTTTGTTTTTGATCATCCCAATAGGCAATGAAGTCTTTTGATTTGAATGGGGCTGTGCAATATACTCCTGTATCTCTAAACCTTCTTGACTCAGATGTAAATACCTGATTAGTTGTATTGTTGAATCTGTAATTACCGGGTTCTTTGAAAACCCCAAATATGAAGTTGCTGAAGTCCTCTCTGGATTCAAAACTTGTAGTTGTCCATGTTCCATTGTCATAGGTTGGTATGTCTTGATAAATCTCACTCATAATTAACTGTCATAAGCTAATCCTTGTCCACCTCTTACTTTGCTTGATTGCTCATCCTGAAGATCTTTATATACTCCTTTAAATGATGCTCTAATCTGATCAAAGTTTTTGGCTGCAGCTACCAGTGAATTAATATTTCCATCTCTACCTGCAGTAATAGTTGTTGTTTCCATATATCTAGCTAATCTATCTAACATAGATGCCATTCCTTTATATGCTCTAGAAGTAGGTGTTTCGTACATTCTCTGGCAGAATAGTAAAGCAGTATGAATATCATCATCTTCTGTAGAGAATTCTGCTTCTATTTCTTTTAGAATAATATGTTCTTTATCTATCTCTGGAGTATGAAAGAAAGGATTCATATCCGGATTAGGACATGTCATATAAAATAAGTAGAGATATATTTTAAGATAATCGTCTGGATAATTATCCATAATATCTTTAAGTGCTTTTAAAGTATAACAGTGTTCCGTGGGAATTACTTTACCATTCTGAACATCAAATAGTCTTACAATCATGCAAATGGATTTTCAATTTTTGGTTTTGATTTTATACCTAATATATTTTTTAACCCATCTATAAAACCTGAAGCTAAATAATGTTGATAATATAATAGACTATCATTTCTACAGACAATAAATCCAGTTGGTAAATAGACATCTGGATTTCTAGGATCTTCAAAACTTTTACTTTTATTCTTTAAAGGTCTAAGATAACATAATAACTTTCCTTTAAATCTAAATAATATAGTTCCTTTATAAGCCAATATCTTATTACGGCCTGGATAATTAGGATTGACTTCTCTTATTTCATAAAATATCATAACTACTTCTTTTTAATAATATAAGGATTCTCCTTGAGGTAATTAATAACTGAGATAACCTCATCATAAAGATAGGGTACCGGCATTGGTATTACTTCTAATACTTTTGGTTCTCCATTCTCATCTAATTTAGCAATAGGATATCCGTATTGATCTTCACCATCTGTTTCAAATGTAATATGGTGAATAAATATTTTTCCGGGTTGAAGTTTAGGATTATGCTTTAAGATAATATACATGTAAATACTTAATTGTAAAGCATAGTGATTAAAGTTGCAATCATCTAAATGATCTACTGGTGAAAGCATTTTTTCAGAGATTCCTTCCCAGTTCTTAAATGATTCTGTTTTAATCTCCTTATTAGTTTTGTAGTCAATGATATTAACTCTACCATTGACTACTTCAACTAAATCTGATTGGCCGCATAAGCCTGCTGACTTAAGATAGACCAT